TAGGAGGAGATGTGCCAGCCATGCCCCGGGGCTCCACCTCGTTAGAAGCGGCCGGCCCGGGAGGGCCTAGTCGACAGGTGCAAGCACCCCTGCCGAAACTCACCATGTGGTCTGGTGCTGACCTGCCGGGCCCGCCTCACCCCTTGGGGCTGGCTAGGAGTTGCGCCCTCTGCTGGGCGGGTCTCCCCCGGTCGACTTCGAACCCCGCTACCGGCCGTGCCGGGCCGGGGCCCACCCCGGTGCTGCTGGGGCTGGTCCCGTCTAGGGATCGAATCAACGCCCGTCAAGGCACACTGTTCCCAACTGGGCCGGAATGCGGCCAAACGTGCAGGTCAGAGCACCAAAGAAATATCCCCACACCCACCCACCAACCCACCCAAAACACCAGTGAGACCCGTTAGGGCCACCTAACAACACACAAACCCGCAGGTCACAGCCCTACGAATCACACCACCACCACCAGCCACCACCCACCACCACCACCAGCCGCCCCACCCGAACCCACCCGCTGCGCCCACCAGCCAGCCCACCCACCCGACACACACCTTGCCGCCGCAGCCACGGAGACCTGTATGAGCACGGCGACCCGGTCAATGCCCGTCGAGGTCACCCAGCCGGCACCAGCAGACCCCTCCCAGCCGTGGCTAGGCGGAACGCAAAGGCCCCCGGCCTGCCACCGGCACGGGCACCAGCCTGACCACCGGATCCCGGGCCACGAGAGGGACCAGACCGACCCCCCGGGACCGGGGTCCATAAATCCGACGATGGGGGGGGAGGGGAAAGGCAGCACACAATGTCGCCGACAAAACGACAACCCAGCTAGACGGGTCCTGGTCGGCTCACCCCGTCGGTTCCTCGTCTTAGGTTCCCCCGGGCCGGACCTGAGGTCGGCACCGTCACCCTGGGGGGTGCCGCTGCCGACCAGGCAGGGGTCTAAACCCCCCACCCGGTGTTACCCCGACCGTTTCAAGGACCGTCGACGCCCTCATTCTCCTCTGACAACGAACTTCACTGACCGGTTTCGGTGAAAGCCCCTCCCGATCAGCCTGCGAGTGGCTCGGGGTGCGGGGCGCCGGGAAGCTGGTTGTACCGGGGGCTCGCATCACTGTCAGTACCCGGCCGTCTACTACTTACCCGAGCATAGTCGACTCAGCTAGGGTGGGGGAATAGATGGGCAAGCCAAGGTTGAAGAAGTACGAAACCTGGTCGAAGGACCGCCTGTACAAGGCCGCTATCGACCGGGTCCTGAACCAGGGATGGACCCAATCGGATGCCGCCGCCGAGTACGGCATCTCCCGCCAGCATCTCTCCGGCCGCCTCCAGAAGGAACGAGAGAAGCGGGCCGGCCGGGTAGCTGAAGCGAAGCAGCAGGCCCTCGTTGGGCCGCTCGGCATCAACGAAACCCGCCGCATCGGAACCTTCACCGAGTTCTGCGACCACTACCTGCAGAACTGGATGTGCCCGGACTGCGGAGTGCACCACGAGACGCCTGGCTTTCATCACGAGATTGCTGCGGCTGTGACTGGTGATTTCCGGCGGGTGTTGATCAACATGCCTCCGTACCACTCGAAGAGCACTTTGGTGACGGTGTGGCACACGGTGTATGACATTTGCCGGGATCCGAATCTGCGGACGTTGCTGGTGTCGAAGTCGTTGCCGTTCGCCCGGACGTTCATGCATTCGATTTCGGAGATGCTCCAGAACCATGAGTTGTATGGGGATGGCCCGAACCCGATTGTTGATTGGGGGCCGTTCAAGGCGGATGGTCAGTCGAAGTGGTCGTCGGAACAGATTTACGTCTCAGGTCGAACGACGGCGGAGAAGGATCCGACGGTGGCTGCGTTGGGTGTCGGGCAGCAGATTTATGGCCGGCGTGCTGATGTCATCAAGTTTGATGATGTGGCGACGTTGGACAATCAGCGCAACCCTGACCGGGTTGGGCAGATGTTGGAGTGGTTCGATAAGGAGGCCCTGTCGAGGATCGGTAAGAGGGGCCGGGCGATCTGGATTGGTACCAGGGTGAACCCTGGGGACGTGTATTCGACTCTGTCGACTCGAGCCGGGTACAACGTCTTGAGGTACCCGTGTGTCATGGATGATGAGACGGAACGCACGTTGTGGCCGGAGCATTTCCCGTATGAGCAGGCTCTGATTCACCGGTCGGAGATGCGGCCCGCTGACTTCCAGCTGATCTACCAGCAGGTCGATATTCCTGGCACGGGTGCGTCGTTCACGATGGACATGATCGACATGTGTAAGGACACGTCCCGGGTCCGAGGCCACTTTGATTCGTCGTGGCGACTGTTTGCCGGCCTGGATCCGGCGGGGGGTAATAAGGGGTCGGGGTACACGGCGTTCACTCTGGTGGGGATCGACCCTGCTACCGGCAAACGGTACCTGGTGGATTCGTTGGCGGTGAAGGCCATGAAGGCCCCTCAGATGAAAGACCAGATCCTGGATTGGACGGACCGGTACCCGTTGTTTGAGTGGCGGGTCGAGTCGAATGGTGTGCAGTCTCAGATTGTGCAGTACGACATGGAGCTCGTTCAGCACCTCGCCAAGCGAGGGGTGCGGGTTGTCCCCCATCACACTCACGGCAACAAGTGGGATCCGCAGTTCGGTGTCGAGTCGTTGGCTCCCCTGATGGAAACCGGCTTGGTGTCGATCCCGTGGGGGAACGCACCGACGACGCAGGTGTTTCAACCGTTGATCGAGGAACTGATCGCTTTCCCGATGGGGAACGTCTCGGACCGGGTGATGTCTTTTTGGTTTGCGGACCTGGGGGCCCGTGAGTTGTTGAACCGGGCGCACCTCCCAATGTTCCATGAACGCATGAAGGTCCCTAACCGCATCAAGCGTCGCCGGCGTGTTGTCGACTTTCAGAGCCAGGAGATCCGTGGGGTTGCTTTGCGTGACCAGCGTCCTGGTCACATGACTCGTGGGCAGTGGGGGTACCGCCGCCAGACCGTTGGTCAGGCCCAACCGCATGGCAGCGAAAAGGAGTACGACGCTGCTGATGGGCCGGCGCCAGGCAACATCGACCCGACAATCTGGACTCCTGAGTGACACCTGTCGGGTAGGGCAACGAGACCCATGTTCGAGAAACTCCGCAACCGTCGAGCTTTCGAGCAGACGGCTCAACAGGCCAGCGATGAAGAGATCGTTTGCGGAACCCTGCTGGACGACAAGCCCGTGTACTTCACGATGCCGAACGACGCCACGGAGGCCGAGGTTCGGGCCCGGGCGTTTGAGGTGAGAACCGGACGACCTATGACACACATCGAAAACACCCTGCTCGACATAGCGGAACGGCCCCGTACCTGATGCTCGACATTGACCGCCTCCCAGCGATGTACGCCCAGTGGCGGTCCCGGCATTACGACCGTGATGTCCGCATGGAAACCATCGACCGGGTGTGCGCCGGCGATTTCGACGTCTTCGACCCTGACGAGGAGTCAGTGGATTCGAGGTCACCGAACCTGATTCAGGTGGCGTTGGAGGACACGTCCGAGGCGGCGTCTCTGGTGCCGACGGTCCGGGTCCAACCGGAGAAGGCCACGAAGACCGCTAAGGCAACGGCCCGTTCAATGGAACAGATCGCCGTGTCGTACATGGACATAAACGCTGTCGACATGTTGATCCCCCGTTCGGTGATGGACAAGGGCGCTTACGGCATGTCGGTGTGGACGGTCACCCCCGACTTTGATCAGCGGATCCCGTTGATTGAACGCCGGGACCCACGGCAGTGCTACCCGGAGCCAGGGTTCCGCCCTGGTGATGAGGTTCGCCGCTGCCTGTTCGCCAGGGAGGTGTACTTCACTCAGCTCCCCGCCGAGTACCAGGACAAGATCCAGGACCTGGTCGGTCAGGACTCCAAGCTGCATGCCCCTGACGAGAACGCCAAGGTGGTTCTTGTCGAGTACTACGACGAAGACGAGTACGTCCTCGCTGGCTTGTACACGGCGTCGTCTTCTGGGATCGTCGCCTACAACGACCGTGACGATGTCCCCTACCCGGTCCTGTTGGACCGCATCGAGAACAAGGTGGGGATCTGCCCGGTGGTGATCGGTTCCCGGATCTCTCTTGATGGTGAGATCCGAGGACAGTTCGATCAGGTCATCGGTCTCCTCGAAGCCCACATCCGCCTGATGGGTTTGATTCTCGACTACGCAGACCAGGCCGTTTACTCAGATATTTTCGTCAAGGACCTGATAGGTGAGATGCCCTACGGTGGCGGTTCGTTTATCGAGCTGGGCCCGCAGGGTGCGATCGGCCGGGTTCCGCCGGCTGTGTCTTCACTGAATGTGCAGGCCGACCTGATGTCACTTATCGACGGCATCCATGTTGGTGGCCGTTGGCCGAAGTCCCGCCCCGGGGAGATTGACCAGAGCATCGCTTCGGCGAAGTTCCTGGAGGCTTCCGCCGGGATGATGAACACGGCGATCCGCACCTACCACCAGATCCTGCAGCGCCAGCTGGAGCGGGCTTTGCGTATCGCCCTGGAGATCGACAAGGCGTACTTCCCTGGGACGAAGACGGCTGCAGGGATCCTCCGCAACCAGGAGTTCCTCGCCGAGTACAACCCGGCGACGGACATCGACACGTCCCATCGCCTCCGGGTGGAGTACGGCCTCGGCCTGGGTCGGGACCCGGCACAGTCAGCGGTCCTCCACATCCAGTACTCGCAGGCAGAGTTTGTGTCTAAGGAGTTTGTGCAGGAGAACATCGACGGTTTGACCGACGTGGGTCGGGAACGGTCCCGCCTCGACACGGAGAAGTTCCGGGGTATGGCCCTCGCCAAGCTCCTCATGGGCGTCGAATCGGGTCAGATCCCGAACAGGGCCCTTGTCGAGATTGCCCGTGCGAGGGAGAAGGGCGACGACTTGTTCGACCTGTTCGAGGAGTACATCGTGAAGCCCGAAGAGGAGTTGGCTGACAGCCAGATCGACACCGGTCTCGGTGCCCCGATCCAGCCTGGGATGCAACCACCTCCCCCTGGTCCTGACGGTGGCCCGATGCCACCCGCTCCCCCGTCGGCCCCTGAGGGTGCCGACCTGTTGGCACGCCTCGGCACGCCGGCCGGTCCGGGCGGCATGCTTGGGACGCAGGTCACTGGCTGATGCCGTGGCCTGCCGTGACGCCAAGAGTCGAGCTGGGTCCCATGTTTGACGATGACGAGGTCATCGAAGCGCAGTGCGACCTTGAGAACCCCGAGACGTGCGAGAGCTGCCAGTAATGGCCGACAACCCAGAGCTTGAGAAGACCCCGATGGCTGACACGTCGGTGAACAGGCCGGAGAGCGGCACCTACGGTGAGAAGGCGGACCTGTCTAAGCTCCGACAGTCTCTGCCACCGATGGGAGCCCCCGGGGCGGAGGGGACCGGCGCTGCTCCGCCGGCCCCTACCGGCCCCGCTGGTCCTGGCCCGCAACGCCCCCCACAGTCGGGCCAGGGTGGTATTCCTGCCGCACTGCTGGCCCCGACCAACCGGCCGGACGTCCCGTTGGGTCAGCCTTTGGCACCTGGCGGCGTTCAGATGCCTCCCCGGGCGCAGGCCGCCGACCAGCAGCGACTAGCGATCCTTGACGCTTTGACCACACACCCGGATGTTTCCGAGGAGACCCGGGCCTGGGCGAAGCTGGTTAGAGACAGCCTGATCGAAGGCAGGCGGTAACCGTGGCCGGCCCGGCAGCCGTCCCCGGAACCCTGCCCGATGAGGAACAGGTAACAGAAGAGGGCGCCCTCGGCGGTCTCCTCGACCCGATCAAGCAGAAGGGCGTCGTGGCAGGCGGCCTTGAGCTTGCTGGGATGATGATCCCTGGCGCAATCACCGGGTCTATGGCCGCCGAAAGGGCCAAGTCGGACAATGCGTTCACCACAGAGGAGTTGTTCGCCACCCTCAAGGACTTCGGCACCGAAGCGTCTTTCGTAACCCCCGGCATCGGCGAGGTTCAGGGCTTTCGGATGGGCCGGGAGCTGCTTTCTGCCCCCACTGACTGGTTGACCAAAGGCATGGGGGCACTCGGTGTCGTCGGTTTGCCGCTGTCTGCCACTGGTGGAGCGGCCCACGCCATGGGCGTTCTCGGTTTGCCTATGCCGGCCAGGGCAGCGTCGCTGACACCAGGAGTACGTTCACCGAAGACAGCTGACGTTGTTCCGGTGATTTCCAGGGTCACGAACCCTGATGACTTGTCTCGCCTAGCTGGCGTGACCGACACCCCGATCATGGCCGGCGGTGTCATCCCGACCACGACTGACACGTCGCAGCAGCTGATGGTGGCGCTGAACGGTGTCAACAACAGTTTCTCGGAAGCCGACCGGGTCTCCCGGCTGAGGACCGCAATCCTGGGTGGCCGGGTAAAGACCGCCAAACAGGTTGAGGGTTTCCTCATCGGTCTCGGTGACGCCTTATCCAAGCGTCTCCCCGACTATGCCAGGAGCATCACCGAACCAGGGATGACCCCTGGGATCGTCCGGGTGTCAGCCACCGGCAATGAGCTTTCCAAGTTCGACACGATTGCCCGCCGGGGCCTCCTCTCCGTCGACGATGGGTTCGCCGACGTAGGTGGGCTGTGGGCCCGGATGAAGAAAGGCGACGTTCTCACCCTTGACGAGTTGAATGACTTGACCGCCGGGGTCCTCGAGCATGCCGAGTTGACTGCTGCGATCGCTCAC